ACCAGCGACCATCAAAGCACGAAACGCTGCTTGTGGGCCGTTGTTATCGCCATCAAATCCAGAGCCTGGAGTAATCACATATTGTTCTTGACCAACGTAGTCTTGAGCAAGCAGTGTCCATGTACCAAAACCGCAAACACCAAAAGTAGGCACCTCTGCGCCGTTTTTGACGGTGCCTGAAATGTACTGAAGAATGTTCTGACGAGTTGGATTAACGTTACCAGCTGCATAAACCTTTGATTTCCACCACGTGTAGGTCGAACGGTTAATGTTGCCATACGTTGTCATGTTGGTGCCGTCATCAATTGCGCCTGGCAGACCAATAAATTGTTGAGTATTGGTGTAGTTGGTGTACAAGGCTGTAGCCATTGCATCCATCATCACGTTAGTCGCGTCATTCATACGCGCTTCGATCAGAGGAATAATCGCATAGTCTTGCTGAACCGCACCTTCCATACCAAGAAATGGTACTGGGGCAATCATGAGCTTTAAATTAAACTCAGCGTTAAAAGCACCTTGCTGGACTGATGGCTGGTTAAATGAACCAGAGTAATCAGACCACTGTGCGTTTACAAACTGTGCACCTTGAACTGGAACTGTAACTTGGCTCACACCGCCTGATGCTTGTTGGCTGTTTGCAATCAAGGCAGCCATCAAAGGGGTTGAGTTGTAAAGCTGAACAACCAGCTTGGGAATAAATGCCCGTCTTGTGACATATGTCAGTTCATTGTACTGACTTGAGCCACTTGCCGGAAGAATACCGCCGCCTATAGGCATAATTGATCTCCGTAATTAACAAACGGCATAAGCCGCGCAACAAAATTATCCCCTAGCATTGCCACTTAAATTCCGATTGGCCGACGGTTGCCGCGTAACTCGTTCAGAGCTGCCGCAGCTTCATTGCGTGCCGCGCCAATTGGATTTTTCATGTACTTCGATAAATCAAACTTACCAAGCGCACTTGGGTTGTAACCAGTAGGCGTAGGTGCTGCGGATTGTTTCATCCAGTCCCAATACTCTGCTGCCGTTTCGTGATCTGGAATACGTTTCTCAAGCATCACTTTCTCAATCTCTTTAATATCTTCGTCATTACGGGCTTTGCCGTTTGCAATCAATTGAGCACGCTTTTTCTCAAGCGATTCTAATTGACGGGCTTCCATGAGTTCACCGCGAATCTTTTCATTCTCAGAACGCATCTGCTCCAAAGCCGTATTGGTTTTGTCTTCCAAATCCAACTCAGGCACCGACATACTTGGACGCAATTGTTTGACAAGCCGTAACGTTTCTTTCCGTGTGGAAGGATTGTCTGACAAGTCTTTCATCAGCATTGCAAGTTGGTCGCGCTGTTCTAGTGAAATATCTTCTAAACTCATGGCTATCCCCTAACTGCTGTTAAATAACTTTTTTGGTATCGCCAGGACGCGACATGGTCATCATGTTTTTGTATCCGGCTTTAGGTGCGGAGGTTAAGCCGCCAAATTGTGAGTAACGTGGTGTATTGATAATCTGACCATTTTTCTGGTTGTTATCAGTAGGGTTGCGTGGGCTTGATGCACCGCGTGGTTTAAACAAATCCATATTAATTCCTTTACATTGGGGGCGGCATTCCGCCGCCTGGGAGTTTGGGTGGAGGTGGTGGACTTAGAGGTGGACCGCCCACGGGTGGCATTGGTTGTGCGCCGCCAGGTGGCATTCCAGGTACTAAAGGTTTTTTGTTCATCTCTTGCATCTGCGGTGACATCCCGCCGGCTTGAGGCAAATTCTGTAACAACTGCAAAATTTCTGACTGTTGCAATTCGCCTGTCTTTGCCCGACGCTGACCAATCACACCGGTAATGGCGCGAATAGCGGCAATGATTTTTTCGCCTTCAGGCGTTTGTGAACCAATGGCTGGCAAGGCTTGTTCAAGCATATCTTGCGCCATGCCAAGATTAATCATCGAGGCTTCACGGTTTCCCATCTTTGGTTCAGGCGTGGACATCGGCGCGCCCATCGGAGGCGTTGCACCATCAGACATTCCCATCGTGCTTGCATCCCCAGGCGGGGGCAAACCTCCAGGCGTGGCTTTGTCTTTTTGACCTGCCATCAACTTCATCAACTGATCTGGTGGTACAGCCATAATCAATTCCTAAGTAATTTGCGACAGAATAATCCTCTGTGCGCGTTTGTCAAGAGGGAGGGTGATTTTTTTGGTTCCCGACCCTCCGGCAGGACTAGCGGCTACACACAATTACTTGCGTGATTTACGGCCTTTACGCGATTTACGCATAGTGCACTCCTTGAAGAATGACGGCCACCAAATTTAAGGGAAGGCAGCCAACCCCTTTTATACCCTGAACAGGTATTCTTAACGACAGTTTTTGCGAGCTTTGCGTGCCATAATATTTTCCTATGAACGTTTACTACGACCGTAACTTCTTGTTGAAACGTTACGCGGTTCTTTAACTGCATTCACACGATACTGCAAATTCGGTGAATTTTCACCTCTTTTTAGGGACTCAGTAGTAACCCTAGGTTGATCTGCTTTAGGTTGTACTTGATCTGCCATTACGCCGCCTTTGGAACCGCTTTAGGTTTGGCACCACCCTCTGGTTTAGGGGTTGCCGCCTGTTTGGCTTCCATTTGTTTGAGTTGATCTTTTAACAACTGCTTCATAGGTGGTTCAGTCAGATCAAGCAGCGATTCTTTGCTAATTGCCCCAACTTTATGCAACTGGAACGCCAATTGCTTTGTATCTTCAGTAAAGATTGGTGAATTTGAGTGTGCATCAACTTTAACAACATAATCTTTAGTAAATTGCTCTGCAATAAACGGCACACCCTCTGTATCAGTAAAGTGCGTAGGGTCGTAGGCTTGAATGAGCTTGAGATAAAGTGTTGCGACTTTTTCAAGACTATCTTCAATGATTAATGCGCGTTTTTTTGCGCGACTTGACCCTAAACGGGCTAATTGACTTGCGTGGCCTGTTGAGCGCACGCCAGCCTCGCCTTTACCTGATAAGACGTTGCTAATCCCCGACACTTCGCTAAACATTCCGTCAATTTCATGAATAACTTCAAAGAGATTGCTTGGCATCTCTGGGGCAAGCCGTTCAACCTTAGCGTTTGGCATATCGCTTGCAAGCAAACCACCTGCACGATTTAAAGAAAAGTTCTTCTCATCTAAGATGCCAGTGAAGCCTGACAAGGCTGTTGGTGGATTGACTTGCTTAGACAAGAGGTCAAGAACCTCTGCCATTCTGTTATTACGCAAGGCTTGCAACAATTGCAGCTTCTGAACTTCGGAAGCGCCCCAAAAATAGTCGTATAGCGGGTTCGGGCAGAGCTGCGTAAATGGGCATTCGCCTTTTAAAAACAAAGACGCGCCTGGGCGATCATAAACAATGACATCGGGACTTGCCATTGTGACAACCTGATAGTCCATTGTTTCATCGTTCCAGACCCACAGTTCGTGCATTTCAACGGTATCTTCAGCAATACGCGCTTTGTAGCGGTTTTGACCGTACAAATCCATATTAACTTGTCCATACATGGTGGGATTGCTTTGTGAGAGAACAATCCGATTCACCGCATCAGGTATATCAGATTCAGAAACTTTGATGCCAGTGGTAACCCGTTTAACAATGCTCTCGCGCTTAGGATGCGAATACAAGCGAGAATACAACTCAGAGCGGGTAATGTAATAGCGTTGGCAAACAGCCTCTTGCCGATTGGTGTAAGGCAAGTCTTCGCGCAACACACCCATTGCACTGGGTTCAATCATGTACGGGTGAATCCCGTTGTTATAGACCAGTTTGACAAAAGTGGTGTTGTAGACCAACGCCCAAGTAAGCGCCGTAGAGAAGACTTGGTCAGCGTTGGAATTTAGCCATTCGTCATTAAGTGCCAACGTAAGGCTAGGTGTTTTGCGGTGTTCATCGTGCTTGACTGAAGCACCCAACGCGATACTAAAACGGGTGGACTCAGCGGAATACAAGAAGGATGTGAGCTGGTCCAGGTGCGGATTGACTTTGTTAAAGTATGCGGGCGGCTCTTCTGGCCCCGCGCCAAACAAGTAGTAGGCACGATTGATTGCATAATCACCCTTGCGCTCTTCTCTGGACACCATGCACTTTTGCATGAGATCTAAGTAGAAATCCTCGCGCTCATGGGGTGATGATGGGATTCTCATTTTTTGATCTGTAAATTGTCCGGATCACGCATTGTACCTTGGGGGTGAATTACAGGCCCATTATTAATCCCTGCGGCACGCGGTGTCAAGCCCACTGACTCGCCGTTCACGGATTTGCCAAACTGTCCAGCCAAGACGGCTTGCATATTCATTCCTTGGAACCCGCCTCCCCAAATTGCGGCATCACCAGCACGGGCTTCGCGCGGCGCGTCCGCTTGCGGTGCAGGTTGGTTTTGGGCGTCTTTACGGGGGCGGCCACGCTTTTTAGGGGTGGCGTACTTTTCGGCTTCTGCGTATTCTTTCTCGCTGAATTTGTTATTGCGCTTGAGGTAACCGGCTTGGCTTTCGCCTTCACGGGTGGACTTGATGTCTGACATCCCAAACTCGTTGGCAAGGTTTCGTAAGTTTGAATCGGCAGCTTTGGACTTTGCTGAAACAAAGCCAGGGCTTTTAAGAAAGACTTGTAAAACCAGTTCATCAGTGCACCCCTCTGGGCAATTGGGTTCAAATCCTTCAAAGAACCCATGTTCTTGACATTTGTAATCTCTAAGTATGCGAGCCATTATTTATCCCCTAATTGGTCGGCAAGTGTGTCTGAGTAATCTGCGCGATTCTTAATACCAAGTTTCAACTTGATCTCGCCCCCAACGACTTGCAGTCCATAGCCGCGCATTGCTAAGGACTTAGGGGTTTTGCGGTATTGCACAAATTTTGTATTGTCTTGATTCTTCATGATAGCAACATAACCACCACGCCACTCATCCCAGGCTTTGCTCACACGGCGTTGAACATATTCACTTAACGGATGGGTTTGCAACAAAAACACACGCTCTAAGTATTTAGCATCAATACCGCAGAGTTCAGCAAACAACTTTATGCTGATTCCCCGATCATGGTCAGACAAGAACCTGTGAATTATTTTCAGTAATTCAGTTTTAGTGTGGATTGTTTTCATTACCATAGACGCCAATCTTCTTTAAGTAATCACCAACGTTACGTCCTACAGAGAGTTGTTCAGGCGTAAAGTTCTGTTCAACCTTGGATACTAAGCGGCTGATTTTGCGTCCAATTAATTGTGGCTGGACTTGTTCAGCAAAGGCGGCAGCAGCCAAGGCACTTGCTATCACCCGATCATCTTTGTTGCGCCCAGAAGCCTCAATCGAGCCGCCATCACGCACCACGGTCTTCATCTCTTCAATGGTATCCATGTCTAAGATGTCCATCATGCCGCGTTCAAAAAAATCCTTCATGTACGACAGCATCCGTTCTTTGGTTGCAGAGGTTGTGAGCCAGCCCATGCTAGAAGACATTCCGCCTAAAGAGTCGTTCTTGCGCCAAATGTAATTAGTCATTGAGGCATAGACGTTCATGAGAGATGCCCCCATCGAGTTGCCCATGTTGGCAGCTAGTCGCTTGAGGTTACGCAGCTCGTTGATAACGGCTTGCCCTGGGCCATTGACCTCTAGATTAAGGGTAGAGTTTTTGTAGGCGCCGGCTAGATGGGCGATCACCCACGCAAACTGGTAAGTATTCATCTCTGAGGTGGCAAACGCCGCCACCTGTTCCAAGCCATCGGAATACGCGCGATAGACTTGGATACAAAAACGATCAGCCCAATCGGAGCTGCCATAAGCAGGGTCAGCACCAATAACGTAGTAAGCCGTGTCGATGGGTTCTTCCCAGACCTTGAGAGAAGCAAGGCGTTCTGTAGACTTGAGTACGTTTGTGTCTTGGAAGTTTGCACCAAAGGAGTAGCGGTAGTAATCGCAGTTTGTTTTCTTAGCAATTTTTGCGGCATCTGTGCACCTAGCGTTAGAAAAGTAAGATGTGCCTGTCATGACAAAGGCGTAGTCTTCAGTGGGTGGAAACTCTTGGTACATCAAA